CACGGGGCACCTCGCTTGCGACCGGATGGCCGCAAGCTAGCAACGATGTGATATATAGCTCGTTGCGCGTCTTTATATGCCATCCTTTAATATAACAAAGGAGTAAATGCATGCAAAGACACCGATCACGAATAATCAAGAAGGTCATGTCAGAGGCGGATCCTGGGCGTTATGCTCAGGGTTTCGTTGATGGCAGCCAATGCTACGGGTTTACTACCGCTCGTCCCTCTTGGCAACCCTATCCTCTACATGAGGAGTGGGAAACCATGGACGATGTAGTTACACCCCAGTTCCATACCCGTTCGACGAACGGGGATATCATTATGAATCCCATGTCCTATGAATATTCATTGGACGTTAGGACTCCTCATACTCGCCAGTCTGGCCAGTATGGGGCATTCAATGGAGCCTTGCACGGAACCCTAGATTACGGGAACAATGTGGGACCCTTCAACGAATGGCTCGATTACGCTATACAGTGGGATAATATCCCCATTTTATACGCCGAGCATAATGACGTGTTAATTGAAGCGCACGCTGCTGCCAAGGCGGCTTCCTTTGAAACACTTGTGTTTCTCGGGGAGCTGCACAAAAGCATAGCGTTGCTTCGCACACTAGGAAAACGTTTGGTTCGTCTCTCTGATCAGTCCTTTTATCGGGACTTGAGAAGAGGAACGTTGGCCAACTACTACCGTGTCTCAAGAGGACATAGCAGATGGATGAAACGCTCGTTTAAAGCGAGCGTTCGTAGATCTGCAAGGGAGTGGTTGCAATACCGTTATGGTATCATGCAAGTTTTGTATGATTATCAAAACGCCTTGCGCTTGGTTGAAACCTTGCGTAGGCCCCCTCGAACCCGATTTGTTCGTTCAACAAGCCAGCAACAAAGCTGGTCTCATCCCGGTTTTTCCGGGAGTGGTTATACCACAAACGATCAAGTTGTAATCGGGGCTACCCAGCGGGACCATCTAATGGTTACCGCGGGCGTCCTTGTCGAACCTAAAATGGGTTCATTTGGACACGTAGTTGATGCCACTGGCATAATCGACATCCTTCCCACAGTTTGGGAAATGACTCGATTGTCCTTCGTCGTGGATTGGTTCGTAGGCGTAGGGAGCTGGCTTGAAAGCCAGTCTCCCGAGTTTACTAAGACCATCCTCGGTTCATGGATCACTACTGAGCGAACAAGGTGGCGGCATTACGACTGTAGATTTTCTACACGTATACCGCCGGGCATCCCTTCCGATAGTTATTTTGGAAGTGGATATGGCCCATTCTCGACAGGCACAGTTCACAACGATCTCTTTACTGTAGATCAGAAGCGTGTCTGGAGGGATCGGATCGTTAATCCGCCCTTGCCTGATTTGCCTGCCGTCAAAGTGCAGCTGAATCCAGGTAGAATAATCGATTTAGCTTCTCTAGTCACCCAACGTTTGCGGTGACGAGCTAGTCGATTTAACCAAATAAGAAAGGACAATAATACAATGGCGCAACCTAATGAAATCGCCCTCATCGTGGACCCGCTTAATAACGGAACCACTGAAACCCAAACCTATTCGAACCAATCGCGTGCGGAGGGCAGTTCGCTCTACCGTCTCGTAGGTTCGGATTTGAAGAACCGCGACGAACTGCGTTTTGCGGCGACACTTCCGAAGCGTTCCGGGAACTTTCCCGGAGTGCTTCGCACGGAAGTTCGCCTGACGCAATCGGTCGAGGTCGAAGGTGTGGAAACGTCAACGACGGTCTCTGGCACTGCAACACTTTCGTTGCAGGCCTCTATCCCTTTGGGGATGACCGAAGCGGACGTGAAGCTTCTTCGTCAGCGCATGATTGCGCTGCTGGATGAGGACTCAGTTGTCTCTGATCTTATGCAGATTGGTGAGGTTTAACCGCCTTGCTAACTGCTTCTACCCTTCACAGTAATGTTACATTACTTGGGTATTACCAGGATCCCGTATGAGATTCTGGATAAGATCGTTGACGCCTTAGGTTCCGTTCTGAAATTCCTTTTTGGAATGTAGGAACGGGCCTATTGTGCGTGTATCAAAAATAACGAATACACAACACAATGAGTAAATCATATCAAAAGCGCATGAAAGCCAAGCCACGAGTAGCCACGCTTCCCGGAAACTTCCGGTTTAGCTTATGGTCTCGTGTTTTAGCTGATCTTCAGCACTGTTTGGATGATGATCTACAGGACCAACTTACGCGTGTTATACGTGGAAAGGGGTCCGGTAAGGAATTGTCCGATAGTTCTGGGTTACAGAGTATATCCCGGATGCCAAGAGAGACTCCTACCTATAAGGTAGCTGCTCAAAACTTGGCGGTGCGATTCATGACGAAGTTCACGGGAACACAGGACGCCACTCGTTTGCACGAGGAGGCACTCCATAGGTTCCAACTGGTAGACCAAGAAATTGGCCCGCCGGAACTCTCTGATCATGAATTAAACGATCTGAAGGATACTATCCGATGGCTTCTAGGGCGTAGCCCTAGTTTCGCCCAGATTGGTTACCATGCTAAGCATGGTCCTGGTTCGAGTTCAACGCACGGCTATCAGCACAAAGAGCAATTTTTCAAATTGTCTCAAGTGCCATATGTCGCTCGCAGAGAACTATTACCTGAGTTAGGTGAATGGTTATGTGACGATCATCGCTGGCGGGATGCCACCGATTTTCGTTATAGAGAGGAAAACGGAATCCCTTTATGGGTCCCCGTTTCTGATGAACAACTGTGTGAATGGTTGTTCTCGGCCTCCCCATGTAATCATATCACCACCGTGCCAAAGGATTGTTCGAAAAGACGAACAATCGCGAAGGAGCCGGCATACTCGATGTATGTCCAACTCGGCTTACACGCAATATTGGCCAAGCGTCTTAGACGCAAGGCTGGTATTGAGTTTAGCTCGATTACTGATAATCATGCCCTCGCAAGGCATGGCTCAATTGTGTCAGGCTATTTAAGCCCTTGCACCGTTGATCTATCAGAGGCAAGCGACCGGTTGTCACTATCTCTAGTGATGTCCGTGTTTCCCGATGAATGGTTACGCTATCTACTCGATTCGCGGTCGATTTACTCGACTGTCGGCGATAGAAGCATCATACTGAAGAAGTATGCAACCATGGGGAACGGAACAACCTTCGCCGTCCAAACGGTCGTCTATTGGGCACTTGTTCACCTTGCATGTAAACATGCTCGGCATCCCGCTAGTAATAGCGAGATTCAAGTGTTTGGTGACGATATAATATGTCCGTCTGGTGTCCATCTTCACCTCTACCGGCTTTTAAAGCGGTGTGGATTGGTGGTTAACGAGGAGAAATCCTATACTAGTGGACCTCTCCGCGAGACTTGCGGGAAGGAGTTCTTCAACGGCAGGGATATTCGTCCGGTTTTCTATCGGACTGATGAACTGCACCTAGAGAACTACTTGGATCTCCGCAACCAGTTGTGGTTGTGGTCTGACCGTCATGGGCTCATGCTTGAAAATACGATCGAGTTCCTCGATTCGTATCTGCATGATGTCCCTGCGGTTCCAGTTAGTCTGAGTCGTAGTTGTGGTAGGTTTACGCACTATCCCTGGTCGAGTGAAATCGATCGGGATTATAAGTGTATCGTCTACCCCAACAGGAGGCGCAGCCTGCCTGTAAGAAGTCATTCTGATTTCTTATTCGGTCGGTTGTGTAATCGTTTGAGGCCATCGCCCTCGGCTGTCCCGAATTTCTGGGATACGGCGGACTTCCTTACGGAAGCGCCAGCTGAAGGGTCCGTGTTTGGTTTATCCAAACCGATGGTTAAGGCAC